GCGTCGCCCCTGCTCGGTTTCGATGGCCGCCACAAAGCGCGCACCGCGCAGCCCGGCCATGTCGGTCGGATGCCGGTCGGTGCGCGTTTCCATGAAGGTGTCCATGGGCGCGTTGGTGGCGTAGTCGCCAAGAATGGTGGCCAAGGTATTCACGAACACCGACTTGCCGTTCGCGCCCGTGCCGTACAGGAAGAACAGAGCGTGCTCCTGCGTCGATCCGGTCAGCGCGTAGCCCACCATCCGCTGCAGGTAAGCCTGCAACTCCACGTCACCGCCTGTGACCTCATCGAGGAAGCGTCGCCAGGTCGGGCAATCGCCTCCCGGTGTGGCCGTGGTGATCTTGGTCATCCGGTCGGCACGGTCATGTGGACGCTGGCGGCCGGTTTTCAGATCGACCACGCCGCCCGGGGTGTTGAGCAGCCACGGATCGGCATCCCACTCTTTGGTGGTCGCGGCATGCCGACGATCCGCCCTGGCCAGCCGTTCCACACCGCCGACCGTACTCGAGCTGGCGAGCTTGGCTGCCACCTTGGGATTCTCGGCACGGACGGCGGCATGCCGGCACACGCTGCGGATCAGATCGGTCGCAGCGAGGGTGTCCTCGGTGCGCCAGCGATTGCCATCCCAGACCAGCCAGCGCCCCCAGCCGGCGACATAGCGCCAGTCGCGGTGGTAGCGCCGGGTGAAGGCCAGCGCGAGCGCATCCTCGGTGCCCCACACCGATTCGTCACTGCTGACGACGGGTTCAGCCTCATCGGCCACGTCATGCATCTGCAGACGTGGGCCGTGGGCAAGGAAGGCGGCGACGTCAAAACCCTCGGCAATGGCATCGGCCGCATCCCAGCCGTCCGTCGCCTCTTCGGGTGGGTATAGGATGAAGCAGGACTTGGCTCCGGCCGACAGGATGGCTTGTGCCGCCTGTGTCGCGTACTCCCAGCCCGGCTTGTCGCGGTCGGGCCAGATCAGCACGGCCTTGCCGGCCAATGGCGACCAGTCGGTCTTCTCCACCGGGGCATTCGCGCCGTGCATCGCAGTGGTCGCCACGATGCCGACATCGATCAAGGCCTGCGCGCATTTCTCGCCCTCGACCAACGCCACCTGGCTGGCCGAAGTCAGGCCCAGCTGGTTGTAGAGCGGACGCGGATCTGGCGGAGCCATCTTGCGCCGCTTGGCGTCCCAGGGGCGGAACTCCTTCTTGCGTCCAGGCGGGTCGTAGCGGTACACCACCGCGATCAGCTTGCCGCCGGCATCGTGGTAATCCCACTTGGCCGTAGCTGGGCCAAGTTCGTCGATCGGGGCTTCCTTCTTGGCTTTGCGCACTGGCACAGAACGCGAACGACCGAGCAGATCGGCAGCCTCGTCGAGCACGCGGGAAAAGTCAGCGTGAACGTCGGCCCCGATACAGGCAGCGATCAGCGCAAAGATGTCGCCGCCGTCGCCCGTAGCACGATCCGTCCACAGCCCCGCCTTCTCGCCATCGAGCACCACCTCGAGGCTGTCACCGGGACTGCCCAGCACGTCGCCGATCAGGAATTTTCCCTTGCGCTTCTTGCCTGCCGGGAACATCGTGGTCAGCACCGACTCTAGGCGTTCGAGCAGTTCGACTCGAAGCTCGTCGCGGTCTGACTCCCGGCTGTTCTCTGCCGTTTGATTTGTGTCGTTGAAGTCGATCATTCGGCCTCCTCGACAGTTGCGGCAGCGTCCTGGGCATCCCGATCCTGGACTGCGGCGCTGCGCGCGGCCCAAGCCGAGAGTTCGGACAGGCGATAGCGCACCAGGCCGCCCATCAGGTAGTGCGGAATCCGATACTTGGAGCGCATCGCATGGTCGGCGAACCAGTAGTACGGCAGACGTAGCGCGGCGGCCGCCTGCTTGGCGTCGATCATCGGCTCGATGCCGTTTTCGGATGTGTTGTTGTCAGTCATGATTGCATCCTCCAGCATCGGTCTTGCCATGCGCACATCCGGCATTCGAAGTGGGTTGAGTCATTGAAGGCACGCGGCAGAAGTTCTCCTGCCTCAGTCGCCGTGATGACTTTCACCGCCCGATCCGACATGCGTTGAGCAAGCGCCGCGTCAAATGGCACGGCCTCGGTGTAGATCTCCATCGTGTCGGCGTTGAGCGCTGTGAAGATCGCCGGGTGCTCGTGCAGTTCGAGATAGGCTTGGTAGATCGCCACTTGCGCGGCATAGACGGGCTTGGCCACGGCAAGTCGGTTCTTCTCCAGCTCGCGCCATGACTTGTTGCCCAGACACTTGTTCTCCCAAAGCGCGGGATAGGCGAAGCCCTCGGGGCCGCCGACGATGACGCCATCGATGTGTCCCTGCAGACGGTCGTCAGCCACCGAGAAACCAAACTGCTCGCCATCGGCCTTGCGGGTGCGCAGGTCAAATCCTGCATCCCGCAGCCACGCGACCATGCAGTCCTCCATGACGTGGCCACGCTCGAAGATGCGCAGCATCCGCCCAGGGGTATCTCGCCCGTGGTCGACGGGCGCCTTGGCGTACTCGAACTGCAGTGCGCGCTCACAGGCCGCGCCGAGACGCGACGCCCCGAGGTACTGGCGTTCCGGCTGGCGGGCGCGAACCTGCTGCATCCCGGCATCGACCAGAGCGGTGACCTGGCCGGAGATGCTCGATGAGGAGTTGAAGTCGATCATGGCTTCGTCTCCCAAGGCAGGTCGTCCTCCAGGTCGGCGAAGGGGCTGGCCATCGGATCGGGGGTTGGAGCCATGCCGCGCACCGGAGGAAACTTGGTTTCCTCGTGGTGTTCAACCATCGCCTCTGTGTAACAGGTGACGATGGCATCGATCACCGACAACGCTTCGGCCTCCGAATAGGCCCCGAGTGGCTTGTCGAAGCCAATCGCGCTGGCGACTTCCCCGAAGGGTCGAAGGCATTTCTTCATCGCGGAAATTTCGACATCAGATGGATCGATCATGGCGACCCCCTTGATACCGATGTGACCTTCCTTGACTCGAAGCCAGTTGCCATACAGCGCGTGAAACGCATTCTGGCAACGGCGCGAGCAGAACACCCAGTCGATGGGATAGCGCCGTGGGTCGCCGGTTTTGTGGCGACCGTCGTTGTGCCCGAATCCACGGGCCTGTCGTTTGCAGACCCAGCATTTCACGCCACCTCCTTCTTGCGATTCGGGAGACGGCACCCCGGGCGTACACCATCTAGAAAGCCATCGGCGGTTACGTGAAACGTCGTGCCGGGATAAGCACACCGACGCTGACGGATCATTTCGCTTTGATACTCTGAGGTGCAGTCCGCGCAGTATTTGCTGTCGCCAGGCTTGACCCGCTGGGCTGATGCTTTCCAGATGCGGTACTGCGCAGCGCTGGAAAAGCACAGCGGGAATCCACCTCTACGCAAAAACAAAACGGTATCCATGGCCGCCCCCTCACTGCGCCCACGACGGTTTGCCCGTCACGGGTGCGCGTTGCGGAGTCGGAGCCTGATACGCTGGAGCTGCCTGCGCCGGAGCGCCGGAACCACCACTGCCGTTGTTCGACCTCGGCGGCACGCCCATCAACTTCGCGTAGTCGGGATGGTCGGGTTCGACCGCGACCTTGACCACGTTCCGATCCTGGCCCTTGGCATCCTTCTCGACATCGACGCGGGCGAGAAACTCGATACCGTCCAGCTCATGAAATCCCTGGATGCGGCGGGCGGCGGCGGCCTGCGGGCTATTGTCCTGCGGGTTGACGTTGCGGGCGCTGTTGAGCGCGGCACGGATGAAGCTGCGACCCATCTGGCCCCAGGTCGGTCCCTTCTTGGAATGCAGGCCGATGTTGCTCCACATCTTGCGCTTGGCATGATCACCGGCGGTGACCACGAATTCGGCGGAAAGATAGATGGAGCCGGTGTCGAAGGACTCGGTGGCGTAGCCGCCACCCCAGCCTTGCGTGGGGTCATCATAACCACCGGGTTTGATGGTCATGCGCACCGGGACGATGGTGCCTTTGGGGATCAGGTCGAAGCCGGATTGTTGCGATTCAGCGTCGTTGAAGTCGTTCCAGTTATTGGTGGTCATGTGATTACTCCTTGGATTCGGTGGTGTTCTGGGCAATGGGGGTGGTAGTGCCTGCGCACTTGGCGATCAGCGCGCCGAGATGCGGCGGCTCCAGCAGGTCGAGACGACCGCTGCGGTCTTTGGCCGGAAAGCCGTAGGGATTGACGGTGTGCGTGACGAACGCGCGGTAGGCGCTGCCGTCGTCGGCCTTGATCTCGGCCAGTGTCACGACCTCATCGACGATGCCGGGCAGTTCCAGACTGGTTTTGCTACCTTCGATCTGAGGCACGAACACCTTGCGGTTGTAGTCATCGAGCCGTTCGTCGAGGATGGCGACGAACACCACGTTCTTGCCCCGGGCGTGCTGCAGGTGGGTCAATGCGCTGATCATTTCCTGGCCAAGCAACCCGTAGGCGGCCCGCAGATCAGGCTTGCCGGAACGGTCGCTGGTCGCGCCGGGTTGCGTCTTGCACCACGCGAAGCACTGGCGCGACAGCTGGGTGATCGAGTCGAGGAAAAATGTCTGGTAACGGTCGAGTTGCGCCGGGTCGCCAAATTTCTCAACGACGTGGTCGTAGTGCGCCTGCGAGAACGCGCTCTCCGGTGGCAGCGATTTGTCCGGGCCGGCGAGAAACACGAAGAAGTCGCGCGACTCCGGCCACGATGCCGGGCGGATGGTGTCACCCGGCCAGTCAGCCACGGCAAGGTCGCCCGCCTCGATGTCGAGGAACAGGGTGGTAGCCGGGTCGAGGTCTTTGAGTCGGGTGGTTTTGCCAATGCCGGACTTGCCCAGCATCAGCAGCTTCACGCCTTTACGTTCGGCCATCCGCTCGATGGCGGATACGATGGGGAGCTTTTTCATGCGTCACCCCCATCGATGCTCAAGGTGAAGGACGGCTTGCCGGCATCCACCGTGCGCGCGGCAGCGAACTGCTGCTGCAGGGCCGGCGGCCAGTTGGTGTAGCGGGATTCAGACACCGACAGCTTGATGTCGAGGTAGCCCTCAACCTTCTCGCCGGAGGCGACGATGCGCTCAGCGATCTCACCCAACTGCTTCTGGTTCCAGCTGACTTTCTTCGGCAGTTCGAACTTGATGTGCAGCGGGCCGTCGCTGATGTGGGCGGTGCCGAAGTCGCGTCCGGATTCACGCAGTGCGGCGCGGGCCTGCTCGCCGTAGCACTTATCCAGCGCCGCATCGAACTTGGCACGAGCCTTCTTCAGCCAGTCGAGTGCCTCGTCGAGGTTTTTGTCGACTTCACGCTTCTGCTCGGGCGGCAACGCAGCCAGTTGGGTTTCGGACATCTCGGCGATGTCGGCGGGGAAGATGGTCAGATCGCTCATGGCCGTCTTCCTCACTGGTACGCCCGAGCAGAAGTCGAGTAACGCGAGACGCGCCGCTCGAAGGCTTCAATTTCGGAGATTAGGTAGGTGACACGCGCCCCGAGCTTGCAGAAGACGGGGCCGAGCTGTTCCTGCCGCCAGCGGCGCAGGGTTTTGACGGAAAGCCCCCAGCGGGTGGCGAGTTCATGCTCGTCGAGAGCGATGCGCACGGCACCGCCCGGGAGTTGCCGGATTGCGTTCCGACCGGGTTGAATGGATGGGGTTTGGTTTTGCATTGCGGAACTCCTTTTGTTTGGGAGTTCCTATTGAATTGCTCCATGCCTTGGGCTTGGGCGAGTGCGTTTTCGGCTTTCGTGAGCAGCCATCGACATCAGACCTGCCAACGCGATCTCATTAACTTATTGATTTACATGGATGCGCACCCGTCGTTTCGGTTATTGCGATTTCGCTTATTTCGTTTATAATGGCCTCAGTTGAACTTTGACCCGACGAGGAGACCTCCATGAACGCTCCCGCTATCCCCAAAACACTGCCCTCAGAAGAGGACATCGCGCTCGCACGGGAGTCGGGCCGCGCGCTGTCGACCGTGCTCCAAACCCGTGCCGAAACCCAGCAGATCGACTTCCATGACGACAAGGGTGCGGTGCGTGCCGTGCGCATCCCGACGTCGGCGCTGCGCCTGTTGCTGGAAGTCCTGACCGAGATCGGCCAGGGCAACGCCGTGTCGATCATTCCGATCCACGCAGAACTGACCACGCAGGAAGCCGCCGACGTGCTCAACGTCTCGCGCCCCTTCCTTGTCCAGTTGCTGGAGAAGGGCGACATGCCGTTCCACAAGATCGGCACGCATCGCCGCGTGCGCTACCAGGACGTCATCGCCTACAAGAAGCGCATTGATGCCGAGCGTCGCAAAGCTCTGGATGAGTTGGCCGCACAGGCCCAGGAACTCGGCATGGGATACTGAGCGGATGAGCTCGCACTTCACCGTCGTCTATGACGCCTGCGTGCTCTACCCGGCACCGCTGCGCGATTTGCTGATGCATCTGGCGCTGTCGGATTTGTACCGGGCACGATGGAGCGATCTGATCCACGACGAGTGGACGCGCAATGTCCTGGCCAACCGCCCTGACTTGACCCAAGACCAGCTGAACCGGACACGCCATCTGATGAATGCCCATGTCCGGGACAGTCTGGTCACCGGATTCGAGTACCTGATTCCATCGATCAACCTCCCTGATCCGGACGACCGCCACGTGGCGGCGGCCGCCATCCACTCCGGGGCCAGCCTGATCGTGACCTTCAACCTCAAGGACTTCCCTGCAGAGGCACTCAGGCCCTACAACCTCGCGGCCCAGCATCCGGACGACTTCATCGTCGATCTGCTGGATTTGCATCCCGCAGGCGTGCTGGAGGCCGCCGCCTGCCATCGGCGCTCGCTGAAAAACCCGCCCAAGACGGCAGACGAATACCTCGACACCCTGCTGGCGCAGGGTCTGACTCAATCGGTGGCGGTCATGCGCCAATGGACTGTGGCCATGTGAACGGCCAAAGGGAGAATGCATGGGCAAGAAGACCCTGACCAACGCGCACTGCCTGCTTGACCTGATCGAGAAGGCTCCAGTTCAGACTCTCAAGGCTTTTTCCGGGCTTCCCGAATGCCAGGCGCTTGTCCGTGGCTTCGACTGGTCACAGGATGCCGCTGCGCTCCCCGCCGCTCTGATCGAACACGTCAGGCATCTGCGCAAAGATCAGCGTGACCCTGCCGAGCGCGAGGCACTGCGCGTACTGCGTCTGGCATCCCCGCGCGGCGCGCAAATCCTCACGACCGTCGCCGACCAGCTCAACGACAACGATCTGATCGCCGCTTTCACGGACCAGGACGGCGGCGAGATCGGCCGCGCGGTCTGGATGCGCACCCACTCCGACGAGGCGGCACGGCTGTTCGATGTTGCCGAGTCGATCCTGAACACCGGTGACATCCGGGGCAACAAGCGTCTCTACGATGCTTTCGATGTGCCGTGCGACGATGCACCGCCCTTCATCTGGAACGATTCCGTCAAGAAGGAGCTCGAGGCACAGCTCAC